GTTACGATTTATTTTATTTCTATGATGATGGTATATCACAGTTACGTAACTGTGTAATAGAGAATAACACTATACAAGACGGTGCAAGAGGTAAGATATTCAATGGCAATATAGTTGAATCTGACTTCGTTAGTGCAGAGATAGGATATAACCAGACTACTAACTATGACCTTTCTAAGATAGGTTTAATAGTACAGCAAAGACGTAAGTATGAGAAAGAACAAGAGTTCACTAATCATATAAAAGTTCCGTTCGAGAACATAGGTGATGGTACAGCTAATACTTTTACATCAAGCTACATAGTAGATAATATTAGAGCCACAGGGCAAGGTAATAATTCCCATGCAAGAGGTACGTGTTATCTATTAACTTCTAACTGGCAATCAACAAACGCTAATAATGGCGGGGCTTATCTTGTATGGGCTTATCGTTCAGCAAGTGGTCAAGTGTTAGGTAATGTTTTAGCTTTTGGAAGCACACAGGGATTCCCTAACCCTCCAGTTGTAGGTTCAGATGGTGTTCTCACGGTTGAGTTAGGAAGTGCTTATAGAGCGCAGATAACACGCATAGACCTTAACGGATACAAGGCGTAGTGGTAATTAAAAGATACTTAAGCTATAAGGTGGTGGCATAATGAATAACAATATAGATTACTCAGATAATCCCCTTCGGGGGAAGTCTGGAGCATACCTTACTCAAGGTTTGTTCTATGAATTTGGAACTAACAGGGATGCTCTATGGACTTTAAGACCTGAACCTATTCACGGCATACCTAGTATGTACCAGATATATATGGATAGTGCAGATGAATATGACTTCGTTAAGAAGACCTTTAAGACTATGAGCCACTTCCGTAAACTATGTGATTTAGAATGGTTTATGGAAGGTTACTCTTACCCTAACGGTTCTAGGTTAGAAGGTCTTAAACATTGGCGTGAAGATATGAGGTTACGTGATGAATCTCTAGCTAAGAAGCAGTTACAAGCTGAAGCAAAGAATGGTAACGTAACAGCTATGAAGGTATTACATGATACAGCTAAGAAAGGTAATACAGGTGTAGTTAAAGAGACTAAGCCAGAACATAAAGGTAGAGGTCGCCCTTCTAAAGTTAAAGAACAAGTAGATAGTTCAGGTATTGCTATGAAGGCTTATGAAGCATTAAAGCAAAGGGAAGGGAAGTTAGATGCCTAAACAATCGAGTAACCAACGAGTAGATGACAATTCTCTCGTAGTTACATTACTTAAATCAATTGATGATAAGACTAATAGAACAGATGATACACTGAAGTCTCTAGCTCAATCTATGAATGAACTAGCTGTAGCTATGGCTAAACAACAGGTAGCCAGTGAACAAGTTCAAAAGCAACAGATGTTGCAAAAGGAGATTGATGAACACCAGAACTTTAAGATTGATGTATTAGAGTCTGATTTAAACAATGTAGATAGAAGGTTAATAACACAAGAGAATAAAGTTACTTCATTGGAAAAGAAGTTGGAGTCACAGGAAGAAGTAATCAAAGGACTGAAGGAAGAACAGAATGCTGACTCCCATAATTGGAATACTTTAAAGGGAGTGGGTTCTTTCATATTGAAATTTGTTGTACCACCAATCTTAGCTGTTATAGGTAGTGCATTAGTCTTCTTATTCAATGGAGGTAAAACCCCTTGAACTTAGATGTAATAAGGCAAGAGTGTGAGCAAGACCTATTCACTTATGCACAGATGATATTCCCTGAGAGATACTTCGGGGACGTACATAGAGAATTTTATGGTTTCTTTCAAGAGTCTTTAGAGTCTTCTATATCTACAGGTAATGCTGATAACTCTTGTGCATTAATCCCTCGTGACCATCAGAAATCTTTCTGTATAGCTGTAGCTTTATCGTGGGTTATAACTAAGCATCCTTGGATTACTTGTGTATATGTATCATCTAACCCTAACTTAACAGAGAAACAACTACAGATTATTAAGAATATCTTCTACACTCCTTTGCATAGGGAGTTATGGCCTGATATGCTAAACTTTGAGAGAGGACGTACAGGTAAGCTTGAACATAAACCTACAGGTACTTGGACTAAGACTGAGATTAGTGTAGACCACCCTGATAGACCTAAATCAGAGAAAGACCCTACCATACAAGCTACAAGTGCTAAATCAACTAACACTGGTTCTCACTTTAAGATATGTGTATTCGATGACTTAGTAACTAACGAGAACTACGCTAGTCAAGCTGATAGGGAAGCATTGAAAGAAGTCTCTCAATCATTTGCTTCAATTGCTACTACAGGCTCTATCATGTGGGCTGTAGGTACTAGGTATGGTGATGATGACCTATACGCTAGTTGGCAAGAGATGGATTACAACATATACGATGATGATACTGGAGAGCTAGTAGAGACTAAACCTGTATGGAAGTTCTTTGAACGTAAGGTAGAAGATAGCTTTGCTATGGATGGTTCAGGTCAATATGTATGGCCTAGACAGAAAATGCCTAATGGTAATTGGTATGGATTTAACCGTACTGAGTTATCACGTAAGAAAGCACAGATGCTTAACCTAGAGCTATTCTATTGCCAGTATTACAATACAGCTAACGCTACATCTACTGATAAGATTAATAAGAATAACTTCATGTATGCTAACCCTAGCGCACTAGAACAGCGTAATGGTACTTGGTATTACAATGATAAAGCCTTAAAACTTCATGCAGGTATGGACTTAAACTTTACTGAAGGTAAAGGTTTAAAGAAGAAGAAACGAGATAGTACAGCTATCACTGTTATAGGTTGGGATAAGGACGGTTACTTATATGTACTAGAACAACGTAGATTCCAAACAGATAAGGCTGAGAAGTATTACACAGAGTTATTAGAGTTATACGACTATTGGGGATTCAGAGAAGCTACCATAGAATCTAACGTAGGTGGTTCAGTTGTAGTAAGGTTCATTAAAGACGAGATACGTAAGGAAGGTAGGACGTTAGTAGTTAGCGGTGTACCTTCTACAGATAATAAGAAAGAACGTATCGAGATGACTTTAGAACCTCTCTACCGTAGTAACTCAGTATATCACTTTAAAGGTGGATTTACTAGGTTACTAGAAGAAGAATTAAGATTATCAAGACCACCTCATGATGACCTTAAAGATAGTTTATACATAGCTGTAACTAACTCTAAGAGACAAGGTAAGACTAAGTTAGTGTCTAGCAGTAGCACTAGGAATGTAGTTAACGCAAGTTGCCGATTTGGTGGCACAAGAAGAAGACGAGCATAAACAATATGAACTTTACAGATTATACAGGAAATAAAGAGAACGTAGCATCTACCATTGCTTACAAGTGGAGCGAATGGGATGGTAGCCGTACTGAAGCTAAGAAGCTATGGGAGGAAATAGATTCATATATCCATGCTACTGATACTACCTCGTTAGAAGGTGGTAATAACTTTACTCATACGGTAATGATACCTGTAGTTAGCGAGATACATGAAGACCTACAAGCTATCATGTATGCTACCTTATTCCCTCATGTAGACTGGTTAGGTTGGAAGCCTTACGATATGGATTCAGCTACTACACTTAAACGTAGCAAGGTACTGAGTTACATTAAACACGCTCACCTTCTTAATGGATTCTATAAGACTAGCCGTAGCTTTATAGATGATGTAATACGCTACGGTAACTGTTTTGCTGAAGTACACCCTGTAGATGAACGAGAAGTTAAAGAAGATGATACATTAGGAGCAGGTTACGTAGGAGCTAAACCTAAGCGTATTAGTCCTTACGATATTGTATTCAACCCTACAGCATCATCATTTGAGAAGACAGATAAGATAGTACGCTCTGTAGTCCACGTGAGCGACTTATTAGAGTGGTATAGTGGGGTAGTTCCAGATGGTGACGTAGAAGCCGTTAGAGAGCTTCTGAGAGAGCGTAAGGGTAGCTTAAATGGCTCAGGTACTAACCATTCATCTAAAGATAAGCAATATGTCCCTGATGGATTCGGTTCTTATCAAGAATATATCTTATCAGGTTACGTGGAAGTATTAACTCTCTATGGTGACGTATTCGATGAAGAATCATTCACTACCCGTAAGAATAGAATGATTTCTGTTATTGACGGTTGTAAGGTTCTACTAGATGAGCCATTAGAAGGTAGACGTATCTTTAAAGGTTCATGGAAAGCACGACCTGATAACTTATGGAGTCAAGGAGCGCTAGATGCTGTAGTAGGTCTAAACTACATGATTAACCATAGAGAAAACTCTAAGAACGAAGCTATAGATAAGTTCATTCA